CATTTTTCATGAAATTTTGGTCTTTATCGACTTTTTTAGTCATTTTTTTGCTCCTGATTTGTTAGATCAGAACTTTTTACGGGGTTGCTATCCCGTTTTTCAAGTATATCGTAGTCATCTTCTAATATTTCTTTGAGGTATTCATTATCCCACATATCATAGTATGTTGTTTTTGATAAATTTTCTCTAAATTTGCGTAATTTTTCTTTTGGTTGGCCTAAAATTAAATTATAACGACCATTGTTAGTCTTTATTCCATTGATAAATGTATCATATGACCCACAATCTTCAAAAAATTTCCAATTTTGATACTTTGAGTTGCATATTTCTACTGCTTTTTGAACCTGGCTCAAATTAAATTGATCTTCAATGATATAAATGACCACATCCATACCTTCAATAGGGTTAATGGCGCTTGTAGAGCACTCTACGATACTATATTTTGATTTTGCTGCAAAGGGACAAATAGCAAACCCATTTAATTCGGTTCTTAATTTAGATACTTCATGTATCCAATTAAAAATATATTTTTCTTTTTCGGTCATAAAAAAAAGAGTGCTTATTTCTATTTAAGCACTCTCTAATTATTTAACCCTTACCTTGACCACGATACTTCTTCTTACGTCCATTACGAGAGGTTGCAGAAAGCAGTGTACGTGGAGAACGTCCTTGACGAGTTTTCTTTGGTGCCCCAGGTTCAAAGATAGTTTTATTCAGTGCCATTTAGATTTCCTCCATTTCAATTAAAGTTGGATCAATGTCCTCCCCCGAGAAAAAGCGTTCAGAGAAGTCTTGAAGGATCTCAGAGCATTCTTCTGCATTGAGATCCTTGTAAATTATACGACCTTTATAAAGAATATTATAAAGTTTTTCTTTCATCAGATAATACGAGTTTTTTCATGTCCGACACGAACCCGAGGATCGCACCAGATATCAAATCCTTCATCTTTTGCATCAAGACAGAATGAAACGTCTTCGCCACACATATCCTGAACAGCTCCAGACTCAAAGACTTGCATCTTAGGAGCAAACCAAGGATACTCAAGATTCTCAAAGACACCCTTCTTAATCAGAACCCAACCAAACCCAGTGTAATCAACAGTAAAGGGCTTACGACGCTTCTGAATAGACTCAACGGTTTCATGATTCATGACTCCACCATTTTTGCGGAAGTCATCTTCTTCCAACCAGTGTGCGACAGAAGTTGTGCGACCATCTTCTGTGGCATACCACCCAGAAACAATCTCACGTTCTGTGCCATCTGCAGAGAGTGCTAGATCACATAACTGCCAGAACTTGCTAGAGTCGAAGACAATATCCGAGTCAATCCAAAGTTGATAATCATATTCAAGTTTGCCGTCCCATGGAACTTGCTTTGGTCCACGAAGCACATTTGCACCAAGACACTTGCAACGTGCAAAGTTAACCATCGATGAGTAATCTTGGCTGATCTGAATACTCATACCATTCTGTACTAGATCAAAGCACAACTGCACAAATGCTTTTAGAAAAATAAAAGAACATCCACGACCTGGAAGACAGAATACGATACTCTTACCTCGCATTCTTTCTTTGATCGAATCATAATTCCATTCTTCTTCACTCTTTTTTGGTGCAACAGTTTTTACAGTAAATCCTTTTGCCATAAGTTTAAAATAACTTCAGTTCAAATTTTAACAGTCTATATATGTCTTGTCAATGCGAAGAATTTAAAATAATTTCCTTATTCACATACAACTCCTCATAGGATAAATCCTCAACACTATAGTCAGTCTTCATGAGACCCACCATATTGTTGAGCGTGCTCCAAGTCGTTTGGAATTCATCCTCTTTTATAGAGTGAAATAAACACTTATCCTTTGCATATATGTGATAAACCTTTTCCATATAAAAAAACTTCCGGAAATTTTTGTAGTAAATCTTAATTCACTACTGCATTATATATCAGTGCAATCAATATCCCAAGAGGTAGTAGTATTACTCTACTCATACTCTTTGGATACCTGATTATCCACCCTGCGAGTATTACTCTCCAAAAATTCCAATATGGGGTAGATCTTCTCATTTTTTCTTCTTTCGCTTTCTCACAGCATTCTTTTGAGCACAAGTTCTTCCAGTTCCCTTTGCTTTATTCTTATTGGGGCGACTTTTACCATTCTTGTGAATCCATTCAAACACTTGGAAATACCTCCGGAAAATTTTTATGAGATTGATATTTAAAGGTCGATTTGTCACCTCTGTAGGTTAGGGTAGTTAGGGGTTTTTAATAAGGGGGGGTTAATAACAACGCCCCCAGGCGCTATAAACAACCGACCGCAAAACACTGCCAAACGACGATACCTACGAGTATAACATATCAGGGCACAGAGTGTCAAACCCTGTGCCCTCTAAGTTATCAGAAGTCGATCACATCTGCAGTGGGTTCGTTATAACCCTGCTCAGAGGATTGCTCTGCTACGATTGCATCCAGAATGGACAGAATCTCAGCGCCAGTGTTACCTTGAGCCAGCAGAGAGGTGAGAACTTGCTTAGTCATAATAAAGAAGAAAAGTGTTGTGAACTGTCAATGCCTAGTTTATACTCATGCGACAGGAGTGAGGTATATCAGGCAGCGATATCTTCAGGAAGAAGATTAATCACTGCATCAACACCAGCGATATGCAAAGTAGTGACAAATTGATAGGCAGACTGATAACTAGGAAACTCTACAGTACGCTCTACTTTGTCCTGAATGTTGGTGAAAGTGACGGTGCGTGATTGAGTCATGAGAGTGTTAGTAACTGTGTGGACTTAAGTGTTGCTTACTGTGTCGTCTGAATCAATACTGATCACTGCGACGACCTGACAAACAACAGCGATATTGTGTGTCAGTTGCTTGTAACTTAGTGCGGCGTTTGTTGCCTTGAAGTCTTACACCAAACATCGACTTTTTAGGTCCACGTTGAGGTTGAAGACGTGTGACTTTGACCGCGCCACGTATATCAGCAAGCAGAAGATCGAGGGAGGATGCTGATGCTGCGAGTTCAGTGATTGTCATGATAAAGTGTTGTGAACTGTGTGTGTCTTAAGTGTAACTCAGTCCTTGAGATCTTCGATCATGTCGTTGAGTTCGTGCCAGTTCAATTCGTCACTGGTAAATGATACTCCATCGCGTGTCTTAGTGATCAGTCCTTCGATGGAATCTACGAAGTCCTGATAATCATCACAACGACGAGCGATATCATATAGACCCTCATCATTCTGAATCCAGAGTGACACATTCCAGGTCTCATAATTCGTCCAACCATTATACTCTTGGTCAGCGATGTTGGTCTGGTAAGTGGTGGGCATCTTCTGGGGTTGTCCTTACACTACTGGTACACTTTCAGGGGCCCAGTTCTCATTACCTCACCAACGATCAGGTGTACTTAAGTCCTCTATATATGCCTCACAGTTCTCAGCAGGTTCGAGGTCAAGTACTCTATCCCACTGAATTTGGTGCGGATTCATGTCTTCAAATACTTCTAGCTCTAAGGTCACACGATACTTAACCTTCTGTGCCTGACGATACGCAACTGACATAAGTGTGCTCCTGATGTGTATGGAATCACTATAAGACTTCTGGGAGTCGTTGTCAATGGTCTTGGGTCTATTTATCAGAGAGTCTTATAATTTCTGGGAGGATTGTGGGGATTTTCTGATACTGGGGTGTGGGATTTTGTGTCGGGGTGCTTGACATTTCTGCGCGTGTGTGATAGCTTGCTGGCAAAGATAACGACCCAGAGAGACATTTTATTGATAATTATCAACACCATAATTGATAACTTATCGTATCATTATCACCCTTTGTTATCAATCATTATCAGCAATTAAAAACATTCAGCTTGATTAAAAAAAGGCTTTTTTAACCTTTTTTATTACTTTTATCAACATTTTAGCATTAATTCAATGGCATATATCTATAAAATCACTAATATCGAGAGTGGGAAAGTTTATGTGGGAAAAACTATCTTTACTCCTGAAAGAAGGTGGAATGAGCATAGATGGGCACTGAACAGAAAGAAACAAAGCAAGATGCCAATTCACCAAGCAATGTTAAAAGAAGGAATAGAATGTTTCAAATTTGATGTGATTGAAGAATGCTGTGAAAGAGATGTATTAGTCAGAGAAATCTATTGGATAAATGAACTAAACTCGCACAAAGAAGGATACAATGCGAGTATACCAAGAGAGAAAAATAGTCTATTTAATAATCTAAAAAAGAGTGATAGACAATAAAAAAGCAGGGGATAACCAGTCCCCTGCCTATAATCCAACCACCCACTTTATTAGAATTATCTGTTACATTACAGAGTCACTTTCTTTACTTATGTGAGGCAAACTCCTTCCTCTTAAGTATCATCAATCAATCCCTAGTCTGTGTCTTGCATATGCTTTGGCATCCTTTCTTGACTTGAATCGTGCTTGCTTACCATCAAACCTTAGAGGTTCAAACTTATACCTTACTCTGTTCTTGTGTATAATCTTTCGACTATAAAAGTAGAGAGCAAACATACCTTCTTGCATCTCATCTTTCGTCTTCTCCTTGTTAATAATGAAAGGCAGATTAACAGAGGTAAGAGTGATCATTGTGTGTTTCAGTTGTTGACTAATTCAGCAGGAGATCCACAAGAGATGTAGAATTGGATCATACGATTTGCCTCATCAAGTGTAGGAAATGTTTGTGTTCTCCATTGTTGTTGATAAGGAGTGAAATAGCGAATCGTGAACATCAGTTAAGTGGTTCAGAGTGAGAGTAAAGATAACCAGCAAGATTACCAAAGTTTTGTTTCCTTGCTTGGTATTCTGACCTTGCTATGATAGTTTTGATTTGGTTGGAGTTAGAGTCTTTCCAGATGAACTTTTTGAATGTTTTTTGCATTGTATTATCAGTTCAGTGTGAATACTTTAGAAGTCACAAATTGACCATCTTGATCATACTTTTCATAGGACCAAGTATTGTCATCTTGTTCAACATAAGAGTGCGAATTGCCATTGGAATCTGCTTTATGAAATGCACCACATTCAGGTTGAAAGTAATAACCAGATGCGATAAGTGCTTCAGTGAATGTCATTTGAGTTTCAGGTAGTTTCAGTTGAAC